AATTCGGGCTATCGACACAGAGACTATAATACCAGGATAGGTGGAGCAAAGAACTCACAGCACCTATACGCTTGTGCAGCAGACATTATAGTGGACGGGATGACCCCGCAAGAGGTAGCGGATTTGATTGAAGAGCTTATCTCGCAAGGCAAAATGAAGGAAGGTGGTTTAGGTCGGTACAACACATTTACTCATTATGATATTCGAGGATATAATGCTAGGTGGTAATTACTTTACCATAGATACAGAGGACGGGTATATTTACAATTACTGTAACGTAATGTTTCCCGATGCAACGATGACTTATGTTGGATACTAATTCAATAGGCTGAAATAAATGAAGGTTAGTAAGTCTATTTTTTTAGCAAATGTTGGGGCTGTTGATATATCAATAGATATGTCAGAGTTTGAATATTGGGCGAACGTGCCTAGAACTTTTGGCAAAGTCCAAGTAAGCAACATGGGCAATGTGAGGAGGTATTCTAATGGGGGTTACATACCAGCTCAAAGAACTAAAACGCCATACGGCTATTGGTCTATCGCTATCAATGGGCAACACAGATTAGTGCACAGGCTAGTCGCACAGGCTTTTCTACCAAACCCGCACAATAAGCCATATATAAACCACATAGATGGCGTTAGGGATAATGCTTCATTGGAGAACTTGGAATGGTGCACACAACAAGAAAATATGGCTCATGCAATAGGGAATAAGAAATGGGATGCCTCCATGAACGGCAAAAAAATTGTTTGCATGACCAAAGACTATCAAAAGGTGGCTATATTTAACACTCAAATAGAGGCTGCCAAATTGATGGAGTGCGCTCAATCGAGCATTAGCGCGGCAATAAAAAGGGGGACTAATTGTTTAGGATTCAAATGGGACTTCGTAGTATTATAGACTATAAAATAGGTCTTTCCGCGATATTTATTATATCGACTATATTCTCCTCGTGTAGCTACGAGAAGAGGATGACACGCAGAATGGATAGGCTTTGTACAAAGTATCCACCACTCTGCCAAATGGAGTCTCATTCGATAGACACTATCTACAAGATCAGATTCACCCCAAGACTAGACACGGTGGCAGTAACTCGTTACTTGCACGACACCATTGAGGTCACTAATGGGGATGCTACAGCTAGGGTAATCATCCGACAAGACACAATAGAGAACAAGGATACGGTTCTGATTACACTTACTCAGAAGCCGGACACGCTGATTCAGATACGTGAGAAGACGGTAATAAAGTATAAGACTAGAAAGACTAAATGGTGGATGTGGGTATTGCTCACGCTACTATCTATAAGAGTGTTCAAATGGACTATACAAAAACTCATAGTACACCTAGAATAAGGCTGAAACCACACGAGTACGAAGCCGTGCTAGAAATGCGCGGCAAGAACGGGAGAGCTGTACTAGCTATTGGGGATCTTCACGAACCTTTCTGCTTGGACGAGTACCTGGACTTCAACATTGAACTAGCCAACAAGTACAATATCACCGATGTAGTTTTTATGGGAGATGTGATTGACAACCACTACTCATCTTACCACGAGACTGATCCTGACGGGATGGGTGCTGGGAATGAGCTAGAGTTAGCGCAGGAGAGAATAGAGCGTTGGCATAAGGCGTTCCCCGAAGCTACTGTCATTATCGGAAACCACGACAGGATGATTATGCGTAAGGCGTTCACGGGTGGTATACCAAGGGCGTGGATACGGGACTACAAAGAGGTACTTAACACTCCTAAGTGGGAGTTCGTAGAGCATAAGACGATTGACGATGTGTTGTACGTTCATGGTGACGGTGGGGGTAAGGCGATAGCACGAGCAAGAAAGAATATGCAGACTACCGTATGTGGACATTGGCACACAGAGGTGTACACGCAGTATGTGGTAGGGGCAAGATTTAAAGTATTCGGTATGCAGGTCGGGTGTGGCATTGACAAGGATAGCTACGCCATGGCGTATGCCAAACATTATGGGAAACCTGCAATAGGAAGTGGGGTAATACTGGAAGACGGGACTCTACCGATAAACGTAATGATGGATCTATGATAATCAAGATACCTATACTATTGGAGAGGGTTGGAGACTTGGCTGATTTGGGGCTTGTAGAGCAGCAATACGGGCTATTAAACATAGATGACGTATCGTATGTAGTTCCGCAGGATAGTGGGGCTGTTATATTCATAAAGTCCGGTATGTTGACAGATGAAGAGGTTGAGGCTGATATGAGTCATTGCCACATTCACACCACGTTGACGGTGGAAGAGCTGTATGAGAGAATGAAATCGGGTTTCCTGACAAACAACTGACATTTATTATTTGGTAGTCTCGTTCTTTTGGCATTACTTTGCCTCTATGAAAACGAGATACTATTACGATGAAGACCTGTATAACCTTTACATTGTAGAGGAAGACGGGCAAACGAGTGCTATTGACGTTGAGGTATTTTGGCGTTGGGTGTGCGAGAATGACTACAACACAATAACCTTTACCGAGGATAGTTTAAATCACACAGGGGAGCATGTGCAAAGGGAGTATGACTACACATACGACAACTATCACGAGTTCCTGACAGAGATTGCAGACAAAGAACTGATTGACCGCTACATTGCGGAAGAAAAACCACAGACAATATCATTATTAGAAATACTATGAAAATCACAAAAGCAGAAAATGCGGGTACATTTGAGTACCAAGGAGACACGTTCTACAAGCAAAAGGTAGAACTATCTGACGGCACATCGGGAGAGGTGAATGCTAAGTCAGAAGGGAAATGGAAAGTCGGTGACGAGGTTGAGGTCAAGTCCAGGAAGGATACTCAGTACGGCACACGACTCAGTTTAGGTAAGCCTAACAACTTTGGCAGTCAGGGTGGTGGCAAGAAAGGAGCTATGTCCGGTTACGCACTATCTTGGGCAAAGAAAGCTGTCATTGCTGGAAAGGTGGAACTTGCAAACATTGAAGAGTTCGCCAAGGAGTTGATGGGTCACGCAAAGTCTATCGGAGACAATGGGTCGGTTGTGGTGAGTTATGCTAACGACTTGTTCTGTGACGGATTCTTCACTCGTGAGCAAATCCTGGATGCTGCAAAAAGGTTTGATGACATCACTAAAAGGCTAGACTCATGATTGAGTTAGTGTATTACCAGCAGGAATACCCTACTAAGGAAACATTGACGGGGTGGTGTTACGAAAAACGCGACTACATCATCCCATCTATGAAGAACTTTAGGGTAACGGAGCAAGGAGAGCTTATACCAAAGCTAACCCGGCAAGAACGATTTGCTTTGATCTACAACCCTAACCAAAAGAACACGTTTAAGCAGAACATACAGCGACCTGTATATGATGTAAAGTACACAGGAATCACAATGACTTGGAAGGAGTTTGTAGCAAAGTATGATATCACGGCAAAAGAACTAAACGCGGAGTGGAGTGAGTAAAGACCTAGAGTTCGTACATAAGTATCGCAGAGGCGAGATTAAACTAGGAGAGACTTGGGGTTCTGAGATTATCGACAAGTGGTGGTTATATAAGCAGAACTTTACTGTCCTATTGGGGAACTCAGGATCGGGTAAGACTACTTTGATAACCTATATGTGCCTATTGCAGTCTATACGGCAAGGCAAAAAAACCTTGGTATGGAGTAGTGAGAACTCTCGACTTGAACTCATAGTGATGTGTGTGAACGCTATCCTGGATGCTGACCTAAGACATATCCCGGCAGAACAAGTGAGTGATGCTTATGATAAAGTGAACGAGTATATGGATTTTGTGGAGTCTCACACACCTACGTCTGTCTATGGTATTATGGCAGCAGCCGATAAGAGGCTCACAGAGGACTACCACGCCATTATAATTGATCCGTGGAGTAGTTTAAAGAAAGACACAGAGAAGGGCAAATACAAGAGCAGCTACGACTACAATTACGATGCTCTGACGGATCTCAGGCAATGGAGAGACAATAAGGGAGTTGCGTTGTATCTTTGTGTACATCCGAACACAGATGCCAAGAGGCGAAGACACAAGGAAGATCATCAGTACGCTGACCAAGTATCTCCACCGAATGCTGCGGATGTAGAGCATGGTGGAATGTTTGAGAACAGGGCGGATGACATGATTGTCGTGCATAGGTACAAGCAGGATGCGAATGATTGGAATATCACTAAGATATGGACGGCAAAGATCAAGTCACACATGACCGGAGGCAAAGAGAACCCTATCGAGATACCTATTGAGGGTACGTTTGATGGGAAGAGGTTTCACTTCGGAGGTGTAGATATTTTACAACGGGCAATAAATGACAAATGGAGCAATGACATCGGAGAAGAAATTACAGCATATTGACAAGTACATAAATGACAGGATCTACAAGTTATACCACTCAGAAGGGGATAGTAGCTATGCTCGTATGGGAGAGATAACCATGATTAAGAACTTTATCAGAGAACTAGATGAGAGTATTAATAGCTTGTGAGGAAAGCCAAGAGGTTTGTAAGCGTTTTCGTGAGAAGGGTCACGAGGCTTATAGTTGCGACATCCAAGAGTGTAGCGGCGGACACCCTGAGTGGCATATATGTGGGGATGTTTTAGAGCAGCTTGATAAAGGTTGGGATATGATGATAGCGTTCCCGCCATGCACACACCTTGCTGTAAGTGGCGCGAGGTGGTTTAAGGAGAAGCAAAAAGATGGCAGACAACAACAGGGGGTAGATTTTTTTATGAGCTTAGTTAATTGCTCAATAACAAGAAAGGCAATAGAGAATCCGATTGGGATTATGTCTAAAAAGTATAGGAAGCCCGATCAAATAATACAGCCGTATGAGTTTGGCGATCCGTCAAGGAAGGCTACTTGCTTATGGTTGGAGTGGTTGCCAAAGCTAGTGCCCACAAAAATTGTTGAGCCTGACCTATATACTTGCAGTAATGGCAAAACATTTAGCAGGGATTATATGGTATCTTTGTCGGCAGGGGATGATCGTGGTAAACTTCGGAGCAAGACATACCCAGGCATAGCACAAGCAATGGCAGATCAATGGGCATGAGAGAGCCATTTGACCCGGAACTATTTGACTTGGGCGAGTTCGAGTTCGACCCATACAAAGTCCTCTTGGATGCAAAGCTAACGCTTGAGTCTATGGTGGAGGTGCATGAGAAACGTGTACGCAAAGGCTTAGATGTGGGAGATATGAACAGCAAGTTGAGCAAGATGATGGACTTGTATAACTGTTGCACCCGTCTGATTGGGGAAAGAGAAACCATCGCAAATTACATGAGGATTCACAAGCTGAATCTACTAGAAGCAAAAGAAATAACGAATGAATACTATGATAAAAAAGAGCAGAAAATACGAGTGGGTGCTGAGAGCAGCGAATGAGTTTTACGGGTTTGACATCTCTCAGAGATGCCGCAATAGACATTATGTGTACGCGAGACGTATGGTGATGGCATTCATAAAAGAATTTGACACCACTAGCCAATGGATTCAGATTGGTGGGTTATTCGGTGTAGACCACTCTACCGTCATCCATAACGTACGAATCCACGAGAGCGATATTGACCTGGCAAAGACGATGATTGCGTATCAACCCTACCTAACAGAGTATATCCGATTAAAGGATTATCTTTACAAAGCAGATCCACTCACAGATACAAAACCTCTATTCTCACCTGAGAACCTAAAAGGATATGAGTGGTGGATTTAACCACAGACGGCTGTGAGAGGACGGATAAGGGACTTTCTACACAAAAAGGTATCAACCTACTACAACGTGAGGAAACACACTAAAATATACTTCTCCTACTTTGGGTATGATGAGAGTGATTTTATACCTTGTGAGTGTTGCTCCAGGAGGGCGGTGGATATTCACCACATAGATGCGAGAGGTATGGGTGGCGGCAAAGATGCGGATGTAATTGAAAACCTAATGGCGGTATGCAGATTGTGTCACGAAAAATACGGAGACAAAAAGGAGTACAAGGAATTTCTAAAACGTATTCACTCCCAAAAAATTCATAGGGGTAACTAAACCCAAAAAATCTATAGGGGGTACTTTAATTAAAAAATTCATAGGGGGTCAGCAGCCCCCTTTTTTCGTTGCCTGGTGTCGAAATGGTGTCACCTATTTTTGATCCTGTCCAGGTTGTCTGCAATTATTTATTGCCTCATTTCGTGACATAAATATGACAATTTTTTTTGTGGTGGTGTCAATATGATGTCGTTATCTTTGTGCTAACAAAATGA